CGGAAATGCCATTGATATTGCCGATGCCGCACTTGGTACAGTCACATTTTTCGTTGAGAGTATGTACACCAGCTTTAAAACTGGTAGTCTCAAACCTTTCCTCGTTAGTGATCAAGCTGCTGCAGAACTTGATGAAGAATACACCACGATTGTGTTGTGGTGGGATCTCGTTAAAACCGGTAATTTGACACGCGTTGCTAAAAAGTCTGAAAAAGAATTCGATTCTCGTCTCGAAGCGCTATGTACTAAATTGCGCAATATGATATCCGGAAAGATGTCTTTTGAGAAGAAATTGATTCAAGATAAGTTTATGAGATTATTGAGTATCAAAAATGACTATGTCACCATGAAAATTAGCAGTGGGGTCCGAAAGGCTCCATTTGCTCTTGAACTAGCAGGTGAAAGTAGTCAAGGTAAGACAACTTGTGGTGACCAACTAGTTGACGCTTTGTTAACTAGTGCTTCTTTGCCAATTGGAAAAGAGTATCGTGCTTCGTATAATGCTGGGGATAAGTTCATGTCGAACTGGTCAACAGATAAAGAAGTGATGTTCATTGATGATTTGGCGAACGAGAAGTCATCATTTGTCGAAAGACCACCAACTCGTGTGATCATTGACGTTTGCAACAACCAGCCATTTTATGCCAATATGGCTGATCTCGATAAGAAAGGTAAGGTTTTTGTTGAGCCTTCTCTTGTTGTCGTGAACACAAATGTCAAAGATTTGGATGCGAGGGTCTATTCGAATTGTCCGTACTCAATTCAACGTCGTATGCATGCCGTGATCACAGTAAAAGCCAAAAAAGAATTTCAGTTCATTGTAGACGGAAAACCGCAAGGTATTGATTCGTCGAAGATTCGAGCTAAATTTGGCAATGAGAAACCATTGTTTGATGATATTTGGCTATTGACTGTAGAAAGAGCTGTGCAACCTGAAAAACTCTCTGGAAGTGCATCTTATGCTCCTATCAAATGGAGAGGACAGATGCTTAAAAATGTGTCAATGCGAACTGTTATGCAGTTCGTTATTGAGAAATTCCATGAACACCGAGCTGACCAGGATGACATTCTTGAGCGTATGAAAAGTCGAACTGATAAAATCGCTCTGTGTGGTGTTGACGGATGTAAGCAGATTTGCGGTTATTGTGATCTTCATAAGGAAAAATACAACAAGCAATTTGGTCTAGAAATTTTGGCATCTGCTGAGAAAGCAGGTGATATTGTGACCAATCGTTTGAAGAAAGATTTCCTTGGAGTTGACAGGGCTGTTGAAGGTGCCACATCATTAGCCATGATTGGTGCAGCAAAATACTTCTCTCGTTACTGGGACTGGATGTCGGTTGTCCCGACGCCATGGCTGAACAATCAGTTTGTCCAGAATGCTTTGATGTTTTTCGATCAAGAGAAAATTCGGAAAACATATATGAGGAAAACAATTGTGATGTGGTCTGGAGTTATCTGTGGATCTTTGTATGCCAGTTCTTTTAAGGATGCAAGGCTCACAATTGGAACTATTGTTGGTTTAGGTGGACTCGCCTTCACAAGACAGAAGAACATGGTACATCTTGTTAAGAAATCGTACAGACAGGACTTGTTGAATAGAAATACTCTTAGTCCTATGATGCAAGATTGGCGTGATCAACATGCTGGTCGTATCTGTAAAGCTGCTGGGATTGTTGGTGCATTGTATGCGCTAGCGAAATTGTACAGGAGCTGGAGAGATATGAAGCAGCAGGGATCACTTGAGCCCAAGACCATTCAAGAAATCGAGGAACGTGATAATGAAACTAGTCCATGGACAGAAGTTGTCAAGCGACAACTACCTATGTCAGTAGAATCGAAGTGCATTGCCCCAGATCAATTAAGGGGTGTTGTTGCTAAGAATCTTGTGTATGGAACAGTTACCATTGGCGATCGGAATCTTATGGTGAATGGTCTCTTTTTGAAATCAAATGTTGTTGTTGTACCAAATCACTACTTTGAACAGGACATCCTTGACGTTACTTTTCGCAAGGAGAATCCTGAGAAGAGTGGTGGTAAATTTGCGACACGTTTGTGCAAAAGTGCCAGTTACTTGATACCTAGTTCGGATTTACGTGTTTGTTACTCACCGAGTGGTGGATCTTTTAAAGATCTCACAAAGTGGTTTCCAACAGGAGAACTATCTGACCATCAATTTTCTATGTTGTATCGTCAAAAAGATGGAACACTCATTGACGCAGAAGGGATTGCCCAAACAGGTTTAACAACCAATGGAACATGCCATTTCATTGGAGGAACTTATAAAACTTGTTCGATCAACACTTTCCAAGGTCTTTGTGGAGCTGTGCTCATCTCACATGGAGGTGGATCTAGTATAACTGGATTTCATCTTGGTGGACATGCTGGAACACCCAAGGGATGTTTTGGTACAATACTCACCAGTGATTTGGAAGCAGCTTATGCTACTTTGAGAAAGTGCGAGGGCGTCTTGCTCACTGGTACTGCTGAAAACTTTGAAAAGCAAGTGCTAGGCGTCAAATTGGTGAATGACAAAGATTTGCATGATAAAAGTCCTTTGAACTACATGCCAGAAAACTCTCAAGTGGAGTATTATGGATCATGTTTGGGACAGACAACATATAGATCAGATGTCAAAGTAACCAAGATGAGTGAACATGTCATGGATGTGCTAGGTGTGCCAAACACCTGGGGACCCCCGAAAATGCAACCTGAGTGGTTTGGATGGCAAAAGTGTTTAGCTAACTTAGCTGTACCTGCACTGCCATACGATCACGATCTATTGTCTATCTGTGTGAGAGATTACAAGGAAGATATGTTGCCTATTTTTAGGAGTCCTTTGTGGAATTCTGCAAGACCATTGACTGATCATGAGAATCTTTGTGGTATTCCTGGGAAGAAATTCATGGATGCTATCAAACTAGACACATCAGTTGGGTTTCCTTTAAGTGGACCAAAGAGACGATTCGTAACAGAATTGGAACCTACACTTGAAAAACCAAACAATCGTGTGCTAGATGAGTTTCTCATTGAGGAAATCACAAGATGTGAACAAGAATGGGCTAAGGGCTACCGAGCGTATACCATTGCCAAAGCTTGTAAGAAAGATGAAGTTCTGTCGACATTGAAAGAGAAATGTAGGATTTTCTATGGAAACCCTCTCGCTCTCACTTGGTGTATCAGGAAATATTTCCTTCCTATATTGCGAGTCATGCAAATGAACCCTCTTATTGCGGAATGTGCTGTTGGAATTAACAGTCACGGACCGGAGTGGGAAGCGTTTCATAACCATGTACTTACTTTCGGAAAGGATTCAATCATTGGTGGAGATTATGGTAAGTATGATCAAAAACTTCCGTCTCAACTAATCATTGCTTCATTTCGCATTTTGATTGATTTTGCTCGAGAATGTGATTACCAACAAAAAGATCTGGATGTCATGGAAGCCTTGGCAGGTGATGTAGCGTTTTCGCTTATTGCCTACAATGGTGACCTCATCGGTCTAACTGAAGGGACACACATTAGCGGTAACTCGTTGACTGTAGTGATCAATGGAATTTGTGGGAGTTTGAACTTGAGAGCTTGCTTTTATAGCTTGTACCCTCCTGAGACTTTTGAGTCTCGACTCTCATTCAGAACACATGTGAAAGCCATGACTTACGGAGATGATAATATCGGATCTGTGGGTAAGGACGTCCCATTGTTTACGATCAAAGCGATTTCTGAATTTTTGGAGAAGTATGGTCAAACGTACACTATGCCTGACAAGGAAAGTGAACTATTAGATTATCTTCCATTTGAAGAGTTTGAATTCTTGAAAAGAGCATCTGTTTATCATCCTGAACTGGGTGTGCATACTGGTGCTTTAATCGAAAAGTCAATTCATAAAATGCTTCACTGTTATATGCGACCCAAAGGTTGTGTTTTGACAGAAGAGATGGCCTGTGCTCAGAACATTGACACGGCTCTCAGCGAATGGTTTAACCACGGCCGTGAAGTATATGAAAAACGCAGAGCGGACATGACTGAGATTGCCAAACGAACAGGCGTAACTCATTTGTGTTGTCAGCTGGAGACCACGTATGATCAGCGTGTGGGGACTTGGAAAGATAAATATCTGCCCAAACCCTAAAGTGATCATCTTGGGCCTGCACTAACCCTTTAAAATAGTGCGACCAGTTTCAAATCTGGTTGTGGAACAAAGCAAAATTGTTATTTGTCACTGGATACCATATGATATGACCCAATTGTCGGGAAGGAAAGGAATATGCCTCCCAATCTAAAGGCTTTGACAAATAGGCTTAGTGCTATTTAGCACGATCTTGCCAATCACCAATCATCCATGCCGTGAAAACTGAGTGGGCTTCACGGAAAATCAACCACTTACCCAAAAACAAAACGAGAAATCGAACATTAGCGGTTGGAGCACTCCAACAAACAAGGAACTTGAGCCTCAGAGTGAGTATATTTCACTCAGTGCGCTCAAGGCGGACCCGAAGATGCAAAAATATGTTCCCATGTGGAAGCGTATTCTTAAGACTCTTGAGGAAAATCCGCAAAATCGTGTGTCGGGTCAGAAGCACAGTGCAACGTGCACAAGATGCTTTAAGCCATACACCAATTGTACGTGCCATATTGGTCTTCATCATTCAACAAGCAGTGACTGCATTAGTGATTGCTTGACCAAGTTGGAATTTACACCCCAGTCGGGTGTTACGGACGACGCGAGTATTATGAAAGTCGGTGGCCGTACACAATATGAGAATGTGCAATTCTCAGACCAACACGATCCCTATCTATATGACATCGAGAACAACGTTGATCCGACACGAACGTCGATGGACACGGAAGATGCATCACTGGAGCACTTCTTCTCGAGACCAATCAAGATTGCTGAAGCGGAATGGGGCGTTGGAACTTCTCTATTTAAAAGTTTCGACCCTTGGTCTTTGTATTTCGAGAACAAACGTGTGATCAACAGACTGGCTAATTACAATCTATTGCGTGCCAAATTGCACGTTAAGATTATCATCAATGGTAATGGATTTCAATATGGGCGAGCTATCGCTTCATACTTGCCATTTGATGTTTTCGATTCCCTATCATCGAATGCCGCGCTGATTACGCAAGACATTGTTCAAGCTTCACAGCAGCCCCATGTGTATCTCGACCCCACCACTTCGAGTGGTGGTGAAATGAAGCTCCCATTCTTCTACCACAAGAACTATTTGCATGTGGAAGACTCAGATTGGGGAGATCTTGGTACACTCACGATTCGCTCATTGAATGATTTGAAGCATGCTAATGGGGCATCGGATCTTGTCACTGTGAGTGTTTTCGCTTGGGCTGAGGATGTGAGTATGAATGTTCTCACTTCTGTCGAGCCTGGAACACTTATTCCCCAGTCAGGATCGGAAATTGATCAAGCTAATACAAAAGGCATGATTTCCGGTCCAGCCACGGCTGTATCGAAAGCTGCTGGTGCGTTGAAGTCAATTCCACAAATAGCACCTTTCGCGACAGCCACGGAGATTGGAGCTGGGATCGTAGCTAAAACTGCCAAGGCTTTTGGATATTCGAGACCGCCTGTCACGAAGGATCCTGAACCATTTAAGCCAACAGGCATATCCCAGATGGCTGTGACAACAGTTCCGGATGGAACTCATAAACTCACCGTTGATGACAAGCAGGAACTGTCTATAGATCCGAGAATAGCTGGACTTGGAAGTGGAGACCCCTTATCAATTCGAGAGATTGCCAAGCGTGAATCTTACCTGACATCATTCAGTTGGCCTATTGGTAAAGCTCCCGAAGAACTCTTGTGGAATGCACGCATTGATCCAGTAACATGGGCCGAAAGTGCCGGAGGAGCTTTGCACTTTCCAGCTTGTGCCATGGCCGCTTTACCTTTTGGATATTGGACTGGAACCATGAAGTTTCGGTTCCAGGTTGTGTGCTCAGCCTTCCATAAAGGCAGGATCAAGGTAGTTTATGATCCTAATTTCTTGGCGAGCAACGAGTACAATACCAATTATCTGCAAGTCGTGGATATTGCCGACATGACTGATTTCACGATTGAGATTGGTAATGGCCAAGAGCGAAGTCTGCTCAACCACCACGTACCCGGTGTGGACAGCGTGACACAAATGTATTCCACCACTGCATACGCTTCCAAAGAGGAAGGTAATGGAGTTGTTGGTATCTATGTTGTCAATGAACTTACTACACCAAATTCAACCGTGAATAATGATATTGAAGTCAATGTTTTTGTGAGCATGGGAGAAGACTTTGAGGTGTTTGTCCCGGATAACGCATTTCAAAAGTACGTGTTCAAGCCTCAAAGTGGTTTCGAACCACACAGTGGAAAGGAACTCGTACCGGAATCTCAAAACACAGAAGAACCAAGTGCTCCTCAACATTCAGAATCTGAGAAGTTAGGTCCTGGTATGACAAATGATGATTTGCTTGCAAAAGTTTATTGTGGTGAATCTATTTCATCCTTTCGAACTATGTTGAAGCGTTATAATCTTCATTCGAATTTGGCCTTCACGAACTCCAACGGTGAAGTGATGGTGGGTGGTACAAGATCAATGTATCCCTATTTGCGAGGCAACGTGGAGGGAGCGAAAGATCTCGATGTGGCGTCAGAACTGTATAACTACTGTAACACAGTTTTATTGCATTGGGTGACATACGCCTTCTCAGGTTGGCGCGGGAGCGTTCGATGGAAGATTGCGCCACGAGGAACATTCGATGTATCCAACAAACCCGTGTACTGGATTGAACGAGGTAGTGTTGGTGGTGATGAATTTGACAGGTATGCTGTGGATACACCCATTTCAGTTGGGTATGATAGCCAATCGCACGCAGCGGAAAGTGCTGTCTTTACAACAGATGCCACGCGGGCAAAACCAAAGCCATTGATGGGTCCGAGAGGCCTGGCATATCGCAATGGTAATGTGAATCCAACCATGGAGTTTGAAGTACCGTACTATTCGCCATTCAGGTTTACACCTGGTAAAGTACAGAACTATACTACAACTTCAGTTTTCACACCCACATGGGATTACCGAATTCAAGTCGAGGGC